AATATTATGATTCATTTGCGGAAATCGAAAATCCAATTCCTAATGGTGTATATTGGATTTCTTCATATGCGGTTGACGATGAAAATCTTGATTTTGATAGAATTAGTGGTTTGTTAACAATTAGTGAAGACTATGTATATGCAAACACTGATAGAAATTATGCCTTAATTGTTAAGCGTTTATATGAAGAATCTAAAAATAGATATATTTATTATCATGGTGATTGGTGGTTATTTACACCAGAACATGATGTGCTTTGTCCTGTTGATGGGTTGGTAGATTATTATTGTGAAGTTGTGAAAGGAGTTTATTAATTATGACACATGATTTTCCATATTTAAAAGACTCCGTATTTCTTAAAAAATTTGATGAATTAAAATTAAAAGAACAATATGTAAAATTAATTGTTCTTACTTTTGATGAAATGCCAATTCAAGAGATACAAGGTAAAGTAACTGGCGGCAATCTTACACTAGATGGGTCTTCAGGAATGAGACGAACTGGTAATTTAAGTATGGTTGCTGATGAATATGAGAATGATTTAACTGATACTAAACATTTATTGAGTATTAATAAAAAAGTTGAAGTATTAATTGGTTTCGTAAACACAACAGACGAGTATACAGAATATGATATGCTCTGGTTCCCGCAAGGAACTTACGTAATTATTTCACCAAATATTTCTCATAATAATAGTGGTGTTAATATTTCATTAACATTACATGATAAAATGGCTTTATTAAATGGAGAGTGCGGAGGTACGTTACCTGCCTCCGTAGTCTTCAATGAAATAGAAGATATAGATGAAGATGGTAATATACAAATTACAGAGCCTACTGTCTATCAAATAATCCAAGAGCTAGTTAATCACTTTGGTGGTGAGCAATTAGGTAAAATAATAATCAGTGATATAGACAGTAAAATTAAAAAAGTAATGAAATGGACTGGTTCAACTCCGTTATATCTTTACCAAGAACCTGCGGCGGATGGCACAATTTACAACAGCTTTAGCACTAACTATAACGAGCTCGCCGCACGTCAAGCACAAGGACATGGAACAATAAAAGAGTTTTCATATGGACAAGATATTGGTTATATATTAACTGATTTTGTTTATCCTGGTGAATTAGTTGGTAATGCAGGAGATACTGTTGTTACTATTTTAGATCAAATTAAAAATACTTTAGGTAACTATGAATATTTCTATGATATTGATGGTAATTTTAGATTTCAAGAAATTAAAAATTATCTGAATACATCATATTCTGTATTTTTAATTAATGAAATGAACGCAGATAATTATTTAGTTGATTATACAAGTGGTAAATCTGTTTATACTTTTGAAGATGCAAATATTATTCAATCATATTCAAATTCACCACAATATCAACAAATTAAAAATGATTTCTTAATCTGGGGAAAAAGAACATCTGTAGATGGACGAGACGTTCCAATCAGATACCATTTAGCTATTGATAGTAAACCAACTGTTGGAAATAGTTATAAAGTATTCTTTTTTATAGATCCAGATGATGGAATTACAAAAGCAAAGAAACCAGTTGAGTTTGCTTCTAAATCTAAGTTTCCTGATAAAGGAGAAGCTGGTATTTATTATTATGCGGCAGACACTGGTATAATTTATAAATGGGCAACAGATGCAAAAGCATATGAACAAACCCCATATACAATAGAAACAATCAAAGCAACTGATTATAGAACAGAACTTTACATGGCGGGTATGGCTAGTGAACCTTTTGGGCTAGACAGCAATTATTACTATACTGAGTTAAAAAATGAATGGCCTAAATTATATGATATGCGAAATCAGAAATTCTTTGAAGAGGTTATAGATCAGCCAAGTGATATTGATTTCTTTTTAGATTTTATAGATACTCCAACCGCAATATCAGAATTTAGTGTACAAAATATTGGTAGGAGAACTACAACTCTTGTTGATGATTCTATTAACTGTATTTTTGAACCAGATAATCCTGATATAGTAATTATAGAAGCTGGTAGTGAAGATGCAGATAGTATGCAAAGAGAATGTGAAGCCCGAAAACAAGAATATGCACAAGTTCGTTCAGAAATATATGCAATGTTGTTAAATGGTGGAGCATTAAAATCCGCCTATGATGAAATTAAAAAAGAACTATATCAATATACAAATTATAATGAACAGATTTCATTAACCACATTACCAATTTATTATCTTGAACCAAATGTTAGAATTACAGTTCGAGATAATTAGAGTGGGATATATGGTGATTATATGGTTAAATCAATTTCATTACCATTAGATATTAATGGAACAATGAGTTTATCTTGTACAAGAGCACTCGAAAGAATTTGATTTATGAAAGGAGATAAAAGGAGTAATAATGTATTGTATATATAAACATATAAATAAAAAAGATGGTAAAATTTATATTGGACAAACAAAAAATCCTAAAGAACGATGGAGTCGTCAAGGTGAAACATATAAAGGATGTACTTATTTTTATAATGCTATACAAAAATATGGCTGGGATAATTTTGAACATATAATTATTGAAGAAAATATTTCAGCTAAAGATATAGATAAAAAAGAAGAATATTATATTAATTTATATGATAGTAGAAATCCAGAAAAAGGATATAATATTGCTAAGGGCGGCCATCAGGGTGGTTCAATAGCAGGTGAAAAAAATCCATTAAATAAATCAATAATTTGTTTAGATACTTTAAAAATTTATCCTTCCGCTCGTATTGCAGGAGAAGAGCTTGGCATTGATGAATCTTGCATTAGAAAGGTTTGTCGTGGTAATAGAGCTTCTGCAGGGGGTTATCGTTGGGCGGACTATGATGAAAATAAAACTTATACAAAACCTAAAAAAGTTGCTCGTGGAGCGGGAAATACTCGTCCTGTTAAATGTATTGAAACTGGTGAAATTTTTTCATCTTGTTTATAGGCAGCAAAAGTTTTACAAGAAAAATCTCCTTCACGAAAATTAGAAAATATTGCAAACTTAATTGGTAGAGTTTGTCGTGGTGCTCAACAATCTACTGGCGGGTACCATTACTGTTATGAAGAGGAGGTTTAAGACTCATGAGCTATCAGATCGGCCAGTTTAGACGTCCACAACTTGACTCCTATTCAACCCCACTTAGCATGGAACTTAGTCATCAACAAACAGAAGACGCATCAAGTGGAGATATTTTATTTTATAATGCTTGTGGGAATTTATCAGGAGACAATGTAATGAACAATCAAAATTGTTATTACTTGCGGTTTGGCGTTAAACAAAGAAGGGATTCAGAACAAGCATTTTATTTAAAAATAAGAAATGTTTCTGAAACAGAAGATAATGAACAATTAATTGATGAATTTAAAGTAACCCGTGGCACTGGGACGGTTTATTTTGAAGTTATATTATCACCAAATGCGACATATAATCAAGTTCTTTGGGAGTTACAACGAACTGCTCTTGATTATAGAATGTTAAACTATGGTAGAGGAATGGATGCCTATGGTAGAGTAATGAAGGTTGTAGATTATACTTATACAAGATTGATAGATGTGCTAACAACTTTGAAATCCACATATACGGGTATGGAATATTTAACAAAGATTGGTATTCAAGGCCCACCTTCATTGCTCATGTGTATCAATAGAGAGCAAATCAGGATTGGGAAGACTGGAATATATGAAATTAATAATGGTATTAATATTACTTCTATTAGTTTTGTACCTAAAACTTCTACTCTTTCTTCTGATGGACTAGATTATTTTATTATGGATTTCGAGTATTAATTAAGGAGGATTAAAGGATGTATTCTTTTTATGGTGGCAGACCTGGCAATTCTTTTATAATTATTACAACATATAGAAGTATTGCGGATATGGTCACTAAATTTAAACAGGGACCAAAATATACGGCAGTACATTATGATGAGCACGTAATGATTAATACCGTAAATAAAAATGATCCAGATAACGGTAAAATATATAGACGTGGTTATGATTTTAATAACACAATGGGCGGTGCTGAATATATTGGAACTATTGTTGGTCCAGCAGGAAAAGCACCAATGTTGGAAATGACAACAATAGCAGATGTGAAAAAGAAACACGCATCTGAAGGTTATGATGAAAGATTTTCTTCTGGTCAATATTCACCAATAGGTGGAAATCTTGTACCTGGTAAGACTGGAAGTGGAACTTTTAATGATGCAATCACTTGGGCATGTTGCTCTATTAGAAATGAAAATGATGAAGATGCTACCGCATATATTGGTTTTACTTTCCCATATACAGTAATTGATTATGAAACAAGTTGGATTGAACCATATGTTGCGGGCAGATATGCAGATACAAGCTCTGCAACAAGAGTAGATGATGAAACTCATCCATTTTTTGAGAAATGGCGTATTAATGTACCAAAAGGCGTTAAAGGAAATGCTTTCATGAATTTGAAAGTGGAAGCAGCATCCGCTAATATAAAAAAATATACTGGTCAAGCAGATGATATTAACCACGGCCGTATGATCCTTGCATATGATTATTATAATTATGATGATTATCAGAATGGTGCGCCTGTTAGATTATATCTTGGTGATTATAATATGATTGATAATGTATCTATTGATGATGAGGGTACTATTACTATTGATTATAGTCATGATGATGATTCAGTATGGACAAAAAAAATTAAATGGATTAAATCAGTTGCATTAAATACTGAAACTGGTTTACTTACTGTTGTTTATAATCATATAACAGATGCAAAAGGAAATCCAACAACATACACAACTTACCTTGATTGGATTGATGAAGTAAATGTTGCGGATGATGGTACTGTTACTTTTGGACATACACATGAAGCTGATACAGTTTTCAGTAAGAAAATTAAATGGGTAACTGGAGTTACTATTAATAATAATGGTACAGTAACTTTTAAATGGAATAATGGAACTGCTGATACTATATTTAGTAATATTATCAAATGGATTAGTTCTGTAAATCTTGCGGCAGATGGTACATTAACTGTTGGATATAATAATGGTGCGGCAGATAGTGTATTTAGTAAAGCTGTTAAATGGATTACAGACGTCCAAGTTGCAAATGATGGTACTGTAACTGTTAGTTATAACAATGATGATCCTGCATATGTAGCAAGTCAAAGGTTGAAATGGATTAATGATATTACATTAGCGGAAAATGGTACTTTAACTGTTAGTTATAATAATGGTAGTACAGATACAGTATTTACCAATAGAATTAGATGGTTAACAAATGCCACTCTCACTAATAATGGTACTCTTACATTAAATTGGAATAACGGAACAGCTGATACAGTTTATGCTAATATGTTTAAATGGATTAGTGGAATGAGTGTAGCAGCAAACGGCACTGTTACTTTAACATGGAATAATGGTGATAGTAATACTGTTTATGAAAATTTAATGAAATGGATTAGCGGATGCACTATTAATACTGGTACAACAGAAGGGGATGGAAATCAAAAACTGCATATTCTATGGAATGATGGAGCAGAAGAGGATATTGGAAATCCTATTAATTATATTATGAGTATGGCAGTTAATCCAAATAATCATTTACTTGTAAGATATTCCGATCCCGCAAGGCGTGCTAGCGGAATTACATATAATGGAATTAACGGTTGGACTGATTTAGGAGAAATTACTCAACAATATGAGTATAATAGTGGAAGTGCAGCTACTGGATTAGAATGGATTGGAATTGGTCAATTAATTGATAGAGGATCTGGAAATAAAACACTTAGATTTACAATTAATCCAACAGCCTTTATCAATAGGGCGGTAAATATTGTAACAGTAACGGCTGGCACACTTAATGGAACAAATGGAACAGATACTATTACTGCATTAAATTTAAGAACAGCAACGGTTACTAAAATGCTAACAGGTCTTCAATTTGAAATTGATAGCGGAATTGCGAGTAGCGGTGCGGCAGCTACTAATTTTATTAATTTATCAATTACAGGTATGGGACTGTCATTTAGCACGGCTTCCGCATAAGGAGTGGTAATATATGGCAACTACTAATGGATTCTTTGGAAATTTACAAGGCCCATTTGCCGCAGATGAGGAGTTATTTACAAAGATTCAATCAGAATGTAAGGATACTATTGAATATATATCTAAATTGGGAATACATTATGTTGGAAACTTTGATTTAGATTTATTTGGAACGAGATGGAAACAAACATTTGTGAGAATTAATGGAATTGAATTTCAGATAGGAATTACACGAATGTTAGAATTATAGGATGTTAAAATAACTTCTATTCAATTTGTTGAAGATACTGATGATTTAATATATATAGATTATCAGTATCATAAATTTGATGAAGATAATGCTTAATGGATTACTTCTCTTATATATAAATAAAAAAATGGCGGATAGTAATTAAACTATCCGCCATTTTTTTATATTTTTATGAATAAAATTTGTTATAAGAAAATTTTAAAGTATTATTATCTAAATATACATATTTCATTGTTGTATCTAATTTTTCATGTCCTAAAATTTTTGCAACCTATTGAATTGACATACCGCGATGAATAAGATTGGTTGCCAATGTGCGACGAAATCTATGTGGATGAACATTTTCTACCTAAGCTCTCTAGCCTAATTTAACCAACATACGCCGTATTCCACCAGGTTGCAATCTTTTTTTGTTTTTGCCAATAAATAATGGCTATAAATTATCAGTATGTTCACTAAAATATCTGTTTAATATTAATGCCGTAACATCATCAATATAAACAACTCTTTCTTTATTTCCTTTTCCTTTTACTCTACACTGTAAATTTTTTAAATCAACATCGTCACGATTTAATGAAACAACTTCACTAACTCTACACCCAGTAGACAAGAAAAAACAAACAATAGCTTTATCTCGTGTTGTTTTACATGACTATTTTAATTTTTCTATTTCTGCGTTAGTAAAAGGTAAACGTATTTTTTTGGCGTATTTAATTGGAGCTAAATTGTTACATGGATTATTTTCAATTAAATGCTCTTTTTGTAACCAATTAAAAAATGAACTAAAAATTTCCCGCACACCTTCAATAGTAGAATCTGCATTTCCTCTCTATTTCATTTCCATTAAAAATCGACGCAAATGATAAACTGTAATAGATCGTACAGGCGTTTTTGTAAATACTAATAATTTAGAGATAATATATTTATATCTTTCTAATGTTTTTTCAGATCGTCCTTCTAATCGTTTCGCAGTTAAAAAAGAATCTAACATATCATTAGAAACTATATCTAAATCTGACTCTCCTATTGGTTCTAAGTTATACAAATCTAACTAGTCAGCGATAGTTTTTAATATATTATCTGTTGTGGTTGCGGAGAGTGTGTTATTAAATTCCTTTTCTAATTTTTTTAACATTAATTGTTTTGCCTCAATCGACATTATTTTTCTCCCCGTAATAAAAAAAATATAAAATTATATTAAAATAATTGTATATGATAATTAAAGAGATAAAATTATCTTTAATTATCATATACTTTTTGTCACTTGCTGTGTCCTTATGATTTTACAAAAAAGAAGTAACCAACGCAAGTAAATTTTAAAGAAAATCAAATTTGGATATTTTACAACATTTCATCAGAAAATTATAGGGATTATGTAGGAATAAGCGTAGTGATTAAAAGTGTCCTTTAAGTCAGCGACAATTTATACATAGTCAACAAAGTATCCCACGTTTTCCACCATGCAAGCGCTCATTAACCGTTCATAAGCATTTGCCATCCCGCCATATGTAACGGCTGTCGGATGCCCATAACTCTTATTGTCAAGATAGAAAGACGATGTGAAAAAGCTGTCATTGGTTGGATTAATAAGAGGGATTGAAAAGTGAGAAGCTATCCCCTCAATGGCAGAGTTGTACAAATCCGTCATTGACTTGTCATTCGTTGCAACAAGCTGTGATATAACAATTTTTGCATTAGGAGCGTGTTCCATTGTCTGCTGAATTATCCGACCATAATTCCCGTAAAAGGTATCAGCATTTTGCGTGTAGTCGCTGTCGTTAATATCTGCGTCTGTTCCTATATAATCAGCACCAAGCGATGTATCGTTAATGCCAAGGCACATGATATATAAATTTTGTGCAGGAGAAGCTAACATTTTAGCTAGACCGCCATCTTTACTTATGTCCGCTGTCAACCACGTCCGTGTATTGATTCCACCTAACCCAAGAAGCAGACAATTATTTCCTACCTTTCTCGATATGATTTTCCCCCAAGAATAATAATCACTATAGCCTTGTACCGCATCGCTAAACTTATATCTTCCTCTTGAATATGAATCTCCGATAACTCCGAAGTTTTCAAAAATTCCTATAGTTGTCAGATTCTCTAAATCCGTAGCTGTGCCGTTCCCAATTTCTATAAGGGATGCTGTTTTATAAATATCACTTATCGTTGAATCGTCAGTATAAGCAACACAAATCCTATACGACACAGCGTTTGGGTCACTTGCTTTATACAGTGCACCTCCGTTTTTCCAACCTGAATCAGCAACCACAGCTTCGCTAACGCTAAGATAAAACACTCTTGTTTTTACAGAGTCGTCAGCTTTTACATAGAAAAATGAATTGTCATAAGGGATAAGTTCGCTGACTATTCTTGTTAACGAAGATTGAATCTCCCCCGTTGGTGCATTAACGACGCCATAAGAGAAAGATGGCAATACAATCCCTTGCCTCTGCCTCTTGGACAGCACTGAATCTCGGTATGTGTTTACTTCTAATTCGCTTTGGAGAGTTGCATGAATTGATGAGGCGAACTGAATTATTACATTGTCCACAAAGTCATTAACATCAGTTATATCTGTGTCGCTGACATAAGCAACCATAATCCTCACTTTGTTGCCCCCCTGCGAACCGCTGTATGTCTGCGTCCCGTCTTTCCAATTGGTTGAACCGACAACCGTAGTTCCCGAATAGTAAACCACTCTTGACTTCATCGTTGAAGGTATAGTCACTGTATATCGTTCACCATTCACATAATCAATGTATTTTGAAGTCACGCGATTTGTGGATGACTCTATCTGCCCTGTGCTTATGTTGATTACACCTAATTCAAAGTCGGGGTTTGTAAGAAAGCCAGTATAGTCCCTTGTGACTTTTGCTTCTTTGTTTATTGCGCTCTTTAAATCACCAATTTCATCACCAGTTTTTTTAGCATCTGCTGCTGCTCCCGATATTTCGCTTTGGAGAGTTGCATGAATTGATGAGGCGAACTTAATTATTACATTGCCCACAAAGTCATTAACATCGGTTATATCTGTGTCGCTGACATAAGCAACCATAATCCTCACTTTGTTGCTCCCTTGCGAATTGCTGTATGTCTGCGTTCCGTTTTTCCATTTGCCGGAACCGACTATTGTAGTTCCCGAATAGTAAACCACTCTTGACTTCATCGTTGAAGGTATAGTCACTGTATATCGTTCACCATTCACATAATCAATGTATTTTGAAGTCACGCGATTTGTGGATGACTATATCTGCCCTGTGCTTACGTTGATTACACCTAATTCAAAGTCGGGGTTTGTAAGAAAGCCAGTATAGTCCTTTGTGACTTTTGCTTCTTTGTTTATTGCGCTCTTTAAATCACCAATTTCATCCCCGGTTTTCTTGGCGTCTGCCGCCGCGCCTGAAACAGTTAAACTTGAATCTACCACAACAGCTGAACCTACTGGATTTACATTAGTATTTAACCAATTAGTAATGTAAGTTGGCATAGAATTAGTAACATAGTCTTGCATAGCGGATACACTAACTTTTTCATTAAAAAGTTGACTAATCTGATCTTGAATAGTTCCTGTAACATCTACATCAATACTACCAAGGATATCTACTAATGTGTGGGTACTATCCCATTCAACATTTTCTGAGAGGACACTAACGGGTATCTCGTCAGAATATGTCCCATCGTCATATTTAATCTTTATGGCAGTTAATTTATCCATAAATATTACCTATCCTTTCTTTAATTTAATTTTCTAAAATAATATTTAAAACAAAAGAATTAAACCTCTCGTATTTTTGTCAAATTCACATATTGCTTAATTTATTAAAAACTTTATTTGTAATATAAACAATCTATTCGCCATATGTAGAAATTATATCTGCTATAATTTCTTCTTGTTCAATAGTAAGAGATACATTATAGGAAAACATTGCGGCGTGAGTGATTTCGTGACAAAGCACCTTCTTTAGAAGGTCACCACTCAGCGTCTCATTTATATATATGGTTCTTGTCAAATTATCACATGCGCCTATGGAGTATTCCCCAGACATCCGCCTAAGAAGGGGGAAGTCTGGGGAAACAAAAGCAAGTTTCCAATATACGTTGTTAATAAGAAACATTAAGCAATTTTACTTGCCAACGTTGTCATCTTCTGATGTAACGTGGCTCTTTCTTCTGGAGACGCATCCTTAATCATTTCGGTAATATCACTGGAAAGTTCTTGAAGATACGCTTCTAACTCACGAAGTTGAGAATTAGGATCGTTGTGCATCTCTTTACCTTCCATATACATGCGGCGTCTCATTGGACTTCTACCTTCACGAGGATCACGTCCCATGATGTCAGGCATTTCAGTATAATAACTTCTGCCACCAGAGTTTCCACCATTGGAACTTCCATTCATACTTCCACCATTACCGCTGGTAGGATAGTACATATAGCCGCCTGTCCGCTCCATATCCCTATAATCAGGATACATTTTATTATAATACGGTGTGGTATAATAATTAATGTTTGTTTCACCTTGGCTCTTATTTTCTTCACTCTTTTCCATTGACTCTGTAATAGTACAATAGTAAATAGCTTCTGCCAGGTCTTTAATCATATCGACCGCTTCGCCAAGTTCATGAGCGTCTACTTTTGAAATATCTCCCAGCTGACCTTGTACACAACTCATCAGCTGTTCTTTCATCATTTTTAAAGCCTCTGTTGCCATATCCTTTTCCTCCTTATGCCGTTCTCTTTACATCTAATGAAGCTTCACGTCTTACCTGAATAGATGGAGTAGGTGTTGTAGTTGGATCGTCTTCTGTTCCATCTACATATGCACCAGATACGGTTACACAGCATCCGCAAGGAACTGTGATAGAAGCTGAAGTGTTTACATGCCAATAATCTTCTGCGGCAGCTGGTGTTACAATAGCAACACTTTCAGGAATAACTACTCCATTAAGAGTAATTCCTAATGCTATTGGGGTAACCGCGCCACCTTCAGGAATCTGAATATTCCCTTGAAGAGTAACTTCATATCTTGCAAAACGATTAGGGGTATTGCCATTTAAGTTAAGAACTCCAGGAACAAGGGGAACAACGTTCCCCTTGTTACACGGAATAGAAACACTATTAAAAGGAATTGTACCATTTAATGCTACTAAATTGTCAGCAGTTGTTACATAACTAGACATAAAGCAACCCCCTTATTAATTATAAAATCCAGTACCATTACATCCGTAACCATTTCCGCAATTACATCCAATAGGATTAGGAACAACATATGCGGGGATCGGTGCAGGATTTAATGCTCTAAGTAAAGCAGTTGTTTGTGCGGCGTTATCTGTTAAAATCTGACCAGTCTGAGCGTTCTGAGAAGCGGTTAAACTAGCAAGATAACTCTGCATTTGAAGTTGTTGATTTTGAGCTTTAAGAGCTTCAATCTCTTGTTCACAAAGTTTGTCAAGAATAGCTTGAGTGTTTGCTGTATTGGAAGCAATGACATCTCTTAATGCATCAGAAACAGCTGTGCGGTCAGCACACGCTTCTGTTGCAATTGCATATTTCAAATCAGCCAAGCCTGCCCTATTTTCACAACAACAATTCTGCTGATTCATTGCAATTGTATTAAGTTGATTAGATAAATTACCTTGATTATTATTTAATGTTTGAAGAATATTAGCTTGAGAATTACATCTGGAAACTTCTGCACTAGCAAAACCATTGCTAATAGCACTTGTAATTCCCGATAAACCATTGATAAGAGCACTTTGATCAAAGCCTCTTTGGACATCAGAAGCAAGATAACCAGTATTACCTCCGCCTCCATATCCGCCGTAGCCATTATTCCAGCCACCAGCTAAAATTAAAATAAATAACAAAAGTACCCAGGCTCCATCCCCATTGAAGCCAAAACCATCATTGTTACCATTACCAGTTGCGGCAGCAATATCTGCTAAAGAGTATCCATTATTGTTATTAAACATTTTTCTTCCTCTCTCTTTCTAAAAACAAGAATAACAATTACATTTTAAAAATCAACGAAATTGATTTTTAAAATTTCCAAACTACTTATCAAAATCTAATCCCTTTTGTTCAGCCAAATTCCGAGCCAAAGTTTCTAAAGCTGATTGGTTTCCATTTTTAGCTAAATTCATTGCATTATTTAAAATAGGATTATTTTGGCTTTGCTGTTGTAGGATATTCATCACAAGCTGTTGAGGATTTTGCCCACCTTTAATCATTTGAATTAATTGCATTGGATTTACATTCATAACTGCTCTCCTTTATCAAAAATTCATTACTTCTGCTTTACTCTGATTTTGGGAATTACTTTGCACGGGTGCTGGTTCCTGCGAGTTTGCAGGCTGCATCGCCGCCATTAATGCTTGCACAACCCTATTAAACTCTTCTTTTGTTACATATTCAGTTGAGTTATAAGGATTTTCATCTTCAGTAAAAACATACGTTTTAAAGGTTGCTGTTCCATCATTATTTACTTGTTTAGTATAAATTTTTCCATTTCCAACATCTGTAAATACCCAAAGGGAACCATCTAAATCAATCTGATATGCTCTTGCTTCATCTTTTGATGAAACTGGACGACATTTTAAAAATTGATTAGATAACAAATTTTGAGAACCATTTAGTCTACCCATATAGTTATCATATGGGGTATTACTCAATAACATGTTATTGTTCCCATAAGGGAATTGGACTGGAGTTTGCTGAGACATAAAATTCACAGGTGTCTGCTGTTGCAAACCTCCCAGATTAGGATTATTGTAATTTGCCATTACGTTCCTCCTGTGTGCACATATGAAAAATAGGTCTACGAGTTACAATATACGTATATTATAGGCGATTAAAAAGATTATTAAAAATTGATTATCTTTATCATAACCAACATATAATTTTCTACTTTCTATCCCCTACATCTATATATTAAAAATAACACTAATGACTTAATCAGTTTTGTCCAAAGTTTTTTCGAATCACGGCAAAAATCAATTATTACTTAGTTTTTTATTAAAAATTAAGTAGCCATTTTTACTTGACAACTTAAAAAATTTTTGTTATAATATAATCAAGAGCAAAGGAGACGAGATTATGAGGATATTATCTTTAGATTTGTCCACGCGTAGTTCGGGTTTTGCACTTGGTGAAGACGGATCTCTTGAAGATCATGGATGCATAACCGCGAGTTCAAGAGATGTGGTCAAAAGAATTATAAAAATGCGAGATTAGCTATCTAAACTAATTAAAAATAATAAGATAGATAAAATTATTATGGAAGAAGTTCGTCCAGAATATAATTCGCATACTAATAAAGTTTTAATGTGGTTACAGGCTGTAATAGTTGTTGCCGCATATTAGATTGATTCAAACATAGAATATGAATTTGTTGGTGCAAGCGAATGGCGGGCCGCCCTTAAAATCAAACAAGGACGCGGTGTAAAACGCTAGGCACTGAAACCGCAAGATATACAATATGTTGAGAATAAATACCATCTTTCAGTTAATGACGACGAAGCTGATGCTATATGTGTCTTTGATGCCTATTGGTAGAAGTTTGATAATGAAATTAACTGGGAATAAAAAAGCCACTCTAATTTTAATAAGGTGTTGAAGAAACACAAAAAGATTTCTTTTACGAAAAATAAGGGATTTTATATCCCTCATTTTTCTTTTTTAACTTTCTAATAAAAAAAATAAAAGGCGTAGCTTAGCTACGCCTTCTTTTTATTTCTTCAACATTCTATTAACTTGTCTTTGTACAATACTATAATTTTTTCCTAACGCTACAATGCGGCAACCACTAATTGCTGACTGTCATATACCTAGATATATGACGTTTTATAACAATGGTTGCCGCCAATTTTATACATAATATTTAATAATAGCTTTTTGAATATCTTCAAGAATATCTTTTATAGTTGCATCACCAACTGATTCAACAGAAATTTCATCATTAATCTTAATAGATAAATGTTGAACATCTTTTTCATATTTTACCGTAATTTCAAAATCATTCGGCTTCATTTTCAATATCCTCCTTAGAAGTTATTTCTTCTGGCATTTCATTTTGATTCACATTAGGATCGTCATTTTTTTCTTCTAATTCAGTATTTAAAGTTCCATAATATGTATTTTCCAACTCTTGTGCAACTAATTGAAAAATAAAATAGACATTTGAAATTGGTAAACCACTATTATTAATTAAAGAGTATAAATTACTTTTAAACTCTTCACTTCTTACATTAATTGATTTATTCATAAACTCCTTCTATCTCCTTTTAAATTAATCTTCTCCACTACCAGATGTTAAAGCGCCTTTCCCAACTAAAAGATATAAACTACGATACCAAGATGTAGAGTCTAAATCTGCTACAAAAGTATAACTGTCTTTTGCATATGTTACACCACTTAAACCTACATCTAATACAGGTCGCATGGTTACATTAATCCATCTCATTTTTCTTTTAGTAATACAACGTACTAATTGCCATTTAACACCACGTCCATTAAAAGTAAATTCACTTGTAACATTTAACCTTTCAACAACCAAATCTTTAATATGTTGATTTAAGCTTTTAGAACCAACAGATGTGGTACCAGCAGTTAAATTTGTCCTACCACCGCCGCCTGTTGAACCGCCAGTAATAGTTGTTCCGCCGCCCCTAAAAGTATAACCATTTGCTACTTGTCCATATACTTTTGCAAAATGTGCTAACCCA